TATGAAGTACCAGGGGTATTAACTTCACTAACTTATAATATTCCGGATGATACTACATGGGAAATAGCAATTGATACAGAAGGTAAACCAGATCCATCAGTTAAAGAATTACCTCATAGAATAGAGGTTACTTTAGCTTTTACTCCAGTAGAAGATTTCTTACCTTCACGACAAAAATTAGTATATAATGAAAACGGTGAATTATCAGCAGAAGCAGAAATGGGACCACAACGATTTATAAGTATGAATAATGGAAAAAATAATAATTACTCAGGAGATTTTGGTTTATCAAAATATTCACAACCAATAAAAACACAATCAGATGAATAGATATGCTGAACTTCCAATACGTAATACTTCTGATATAAATAACTTAAGAAATAAAAGAATAAGTTATAAAGATATATCTCAATACCCCCTTGTTTCTCAAAGTGAAAGTGACATATATGTTATAACAGAATTTGGAGATAGGTTTGATAGTTTAGCATTTCAATTTTATGGTGATGTAACTTTATGGTGGATAATTGCTATTGCTAATCCTAATATTGTAGATTTTTCTTCAATTTTTCTTCCTATAGGTTCTCAAATTAGAATACCACAAAACATTTCACCTATAATAGATAGTTATAATGAATTAAATATATAAAGTTATGGGTAATATTATTGGAGATCCATTTGATGATTTTGTAAAAAGACAAATAGAAACTAGACAAAAAGCTCTAGGTCAATCCTCAAATATATCATCTGACGTTTTAAAATATTATACAGTTAAGACACCTTGGTTAAGATTAGCTAGTTCAGTTAATTTAAGTGGTGAAGAAGGAGATGGTAGTGTATTAGATAAATTAATTAGAGCAGGTGTTCCTGAGGATCTTATAAGAGACGATAAATTAGCTAAAAACTTTATACTTCAAGGAGGATCACTTTCTTTAACAGAAGAAGAAGATGAAGAAGGAAAAATAATATCATCAAAAATAAAGCTTCACAAAGGATTAAATTATAATAATGAAATATTTGATGGAGCTTATGGTTGGGGAGGTATAAATGAAAGAGGTTTTGTTCCTATGCCCGGTATTGAATCTGCTAACTCTACTTATTATAATAATGGAGCTTTAAGTCAATCTACTATTAATATAAAATGCTATAGTAAAGCCCAATTTCAATTAATAGATGCTTTATATTTAAGACCAGGATATACCTTATTATTAGAATTTGGTTGGTCTACATATTTAAACTCAAATCCTGATACTAACAGAGATGGGGTTATAGACGGTTCAGATTTAGCAATAGATTCTTTACAAACTTTTGATGGTTTTAAATCTAAACCTTTACAATTTTTATTAAAACCTAATACAAAAAATTCAAATGGAACCCAATTTGAAATGTTAAATCTTATATCAAATGAAAGAAAAAAATATTCTGGAAATTATGAAGCTATTTATGGTAAAATAACTAACTTCAAGTGGTCTTTTAGTACAGATGGTTCTTATACTTGTGAGGTAAAATTAATAGGAATGGGGAATGTAA